CAACGCCAAGGAGTTTGTGGAACGCTGGGCGGCTGAGAACGGACCGTTCGGCATTGAGAAAGTCATTCAGGGCGCGAAGACTGAGTCCGTTCCATTGGGTGAGCTGAAGAAGCTGGCCGAAGACCGGATGCTCCTCTTTGACGAAGAGCTGATGACCTATGCCATGGGCAACTGCATCGCCATGGAAGATACCAATGGAAACCGGAAGCTGATGAAGAAGCGGTATGAGCAGAAAATCGACGCTGTGTCGGCTATGATGGATGCCTATATCGCTTACAAGCGGAATCCGGAAGCATTTGAATAAGAAACGAGGTGGAACATGGATTTTTACAACAAGCCGTCTCCGGCCTTGTTTCTGATGCATTACGGTGTAAAAGGAATGAAGTGGGGTGTCAGGCGCACACCAGAAGAGTTGGGTCATAAGCCGAAGCAAATGGTTGAAAAAACCACAGAACCCGTTATAATAAAGACAACTGTTTATGGGCATAGCGCTACCCCAAAGCAAGCTGCCCCGAATTCTATCGCAGATCATGTTCGAGATGACGGAAATGTCGATGTACGCAGTTTTTACGATGAAGATGGCTGGAAAGCAAAAGACATTCATTTGAGCAATCACGGAAATCCGAAGCATCATTCTTTTGGCGAACATGGGGAGCACATTGATCTCTATGAGTGGAATGAGGATGGCAGTGTGAAACGCATTGAACGGCGTGAACTAACAGATGATGAGAGAAAGGAGAATGAAGACATTCTATGACTTTGAATGAACTGAAAGCCGCTATTTTGGAGAATGGAACGGGCATCTACTTTGAGTTTAACGGAAAAAAGTGTGGTGTTGAGCCTGAAGTTCAGGATTCCGTATTTACATTTACCATGTGGTATGGAGACAGCTTTAAGGACTATTCCGATTTCGATGAATTGCTGCTTGATGGTTTCTTTGATGGCAAGTCGATTGTCGATCTTCTTGGCATCATCGAACCGAGTCTCTATTGAATTCAAAATGGAGAGCTAAATCATTTACAATGCTCCGCAGACTTTGAATGGTCTGCGGAATTTTTTATGCCATGAAGGAGGTGATGAGTTCCGAATGGAAATGACAGTTGCCACGCGGCTAAAGCACGCATGGAATACATTCATGAACCGAGATTCTTATGTTTCTCGGATGTCGATTGGGCCGAGTTACGGTTATCGCCCTGACCGTCCACTATTCAGCCGTGGAAATGAGCGTTCGATCATTACCTCGGTCTATAACCGTATTGCGCTGGATGTCTCATCTATGACCGTTCAGCATGTGCGACTGGATGGCAGCGACCGATTTAAGGAGGTCATCGAGAGTGGGCTTAATAACTGTTTAACGGTAGAAGCCAATGTAGACCAGACCGGAAGGGCTTTTATGCAGGACATTGTTATGTCGATGCTGGACGAGGGCTGCGTTGCTATCATCCCTGTCGATACAAACTTTGATCCTGAGAAAACCGGCGGCATTGACATCGAGACGATGCGGACCGGCAAGATTCTTGAATGGTTCCCGCAGCATGTAAAGGTTCGCGTCTACAATGACCAGCGCGGTGAGAAAGAGGATATTCTTGTCCCCAAGAGTACCGTCGGCATTGTGGAGAATCCTTTCTATGCTGTCATGAATGAACCGAACTCTACGATGCAGCGGCTTATCCGAAAGCTGAACCTGCTGGACGCCATTGACGAGCAGAACAGTTCCGGAAAGCTGAACC